ATACATTTGTAAACATGGTCGGCTTTGAAGAAATCAAAGAGCGTGAAGGCAAACCTGTAAGTGTGTGGTATGACATGCTTACTGCTTTCCTTTGCCACATGATGCTACGTACAGAAAAAGCTTTGGTCAAAGACGTGCTTGAAGATGTAAGCGGTAGGCTTGATTGGTATGAGGAATGGAATCAGCATAGGATTGATACAGAGCAGATGGTCAAGATGACTGATGAAGAAGTCGATGAAGGTTTCGATGCTCAAGCTGAGCGTATTATCAACGAAGAAATATTGCACTAGGGGGTGATAAATTATGAGAATAAATATAACTAAATTTACAATGACAGTTATATGTCCTGTAGAAAAAAGAGAAATACATTTTGATATTTCTCTACTTGATAAAGGTTGGTCAGTCCATGACAGGAGACTAGCATCAGGTTCTTTTATTATTTACAACAACTTAGAGAGTGCGGTTGAAAGTGTACTTTCTTTGAAACCAATGGAGAATGATGATGAGTAATACATATAATGTGATGCACATAAATGATGTGCCTAATGATGAGGGTGTGTTCTTTGAAATAGTAGAGTACGAAAAAAAGCCGGACTTAAAAACGATGCAGTCGTGGACTAAGAGTGGAATGATTGAGGTACTTAACGTAATACATGATGGCAAGGAATGTCATGCGATCATAGATGAAAATGGTAAGTTTGATAACACAAACGAAATCAATAAGATGGCTACTATTAAATGGAATAAGTGGCTTAAAAAAACAGGACGTACTGCGTTTGGAGACATGATTGTGGGCAGATGTAGTGTGTTAATTAATTATGAATTGGAGTAAGCGTATGCATGAAAATATACCGGAGGGTGAACTCACTATGACTGTTGAATTCAAGAACGATGGGGATATCCT